AATATTGTTCCATTAAGAAATACTACAAGATTAGTTCCAAATACCAATTCTTCTATTGGTTGGAATGTTTTAGTAAGTAAATCACGAGAACAAAATAAACAGGACTAGTTTTTACGTATATAGAATTATTATTATATTTTTAATTAATAATTTAAATCGAAATCACTCTCCTCAGAATCATCGATATCTATTGTAAAAATAGGATTATATTTAATTGGATTTATTTCACAAATTGAATCAAAATGGAAGCAAAATAAGCATTTTTTAAATTTATTTTTAAATTTTTTAAAAAAATTCATTTTAAGTTTTTGTTTTATCATTCAATTTATTAAATTATTTTAATAATTTGATTGATATATATTAAAAATATCAATTTTATATATTGATTTATAAGGCCGCAAAATTACAGATTGCTTTTGGATCAAATCCACCAATACCATCATCAACACCTCCATTCATTACTCCTTCATTTTTATACTTCCAACCAGCATTTTGAATCATTTTAAATTGTTTATTTGCTGCACTTTCATTAATATTATTACCAGTTGAATTTCTAAGAGTAATATTATCACTGTCGCCTGATGCTGTTTTTAAATTATATTCGGTTGTTTTTAATTCACGTTCAATATCTTCACCAAAATTTAAATATCCGGGTGCTTCTTGGACATTTTTATTATCTTTTTCTAATTCAATTTCTGAATCTTTAGAAAAAATAGTTGGTGTATTATTTTTAGATTTTTTAATAAAATTTAATAAATCGCTTCTTAAATCTTCATCATTAATTACATCAGCATCATCTGTTGCGATTTTATTATTAGAGACTGCTGGTATTTCTTTTTTTTCTTCTTCTTCTTCTGTTGTTTCTTTTTTTTCTTCTTTTTTTAAATCATTATCATTATCATTATTTTGTTTCATTTCTTTATTTTCTAAAACAATTTCATTAACTTTAATTAAAGCGATGTGAATAGCAATTGTACAAATCAAAAAAACTAATACCGATTTAATATTCATACTATTATATAAATATTATATAGATAATATTTCATCAATTAATAATTAATTTTAATTAAAAATCATAATTAAAATTGAATATTAGAGAACGTATCAATTAATATAAAAAATTATACTATTATTAATATAATGGGTATTCAAACATTTTTTTCTACTATAAGAAATAATAAATATTTATGCAAATGTATAAGTGAAAGAAAATCTTCTATACATAAAAATAAAAAAATAACAGGTTTATTCTTGGATTTTAATGCTATTATTCATGATATTAGTTTTAAATTACTTGAACAATTGAACTATGAGTATTTACAAATATTAAAAACTATTAAGAAACCAAATTGTTCTCAAATTAAAAGAAATATTCTAAGAAATAAATTAAGAAACTATACTGACAAATATGAGATAGAATCTTCATATAATGAGGAAATGATGTTATCTGATTTAATAATTTACGAAGTAGGTATAGGTATAAATGCTATATTATTTGATACATTTATTAGTGAGGATATTATAAAAATAGTCTACATATCAATTGATGGGGTTCCATCAAAAGGGAAAATGGTAGAACAAATATCTAGATCATATTCAAGTCAATTTGTATCAGATATGGATAAAATTTTGTTAAAAAAATATAAAAATACTTTAAATACAACTGATGAAAAAAATAAGTATAATAAATATGTTTATGAAACGACAAAATTTCATTGGGTTAAATATCATATTCAACCAGGAACAGACTTTATGGGAAAATTAAGTTTCTCATTACGAAATGAATATTTTTTAAAAAATATTGTTTTAAAAGATTTTAAAAATAAAGAATTATATTCTAAAATTTTATTATCAGATTTTAGAGAGGTTGGTGAAGGGGAAATAAAAATTTTGAACTATATTCGTCATTGTATTAAATATAAAAAAATAGACAAAGATGATATTATATCTGTATTTAGCCCAGATGCTGACGTAATACTATTATCTTCTTTAATTCCATTAGATTATATAAAAAACATTAAATTATTTAGATATGCTGATAAGCGAAAAAATTTTAGGTATTGGGTTATTAATATTAAAAATTTAAAAGCATTATTATTTAATCATTTACAAAATATATCTAATATAGAACTAGATTTAGAATATCTCCAAAGATATATTGATGATTTGGTATTTATTTTTAGTGTTTTTGGAGATGATTTTATTCCTCGTATTCAATCATATAATACGTCAATGCATTTTGATTATATTATAAATTGTTATACAAATGTTATTTCATGTGATAATTTTATGACAAATACGAAAATATTAACAATTAATAATAAAATTTTTCATAATTTTATGAGAATGTTAACAACTTATGAAGATAATGCTTTAGCTGAATGTTTTCTCTATGATACATTTGATAATTTTAAAAAGTGGGATGGATATGGATTACAGCAAAAATTATCTAAATATGATGAATATTGGATGATTATATTAAATAAATGTATTGCTTGTTATAAATTAATAAAAAATATTTTTGAAAGTAATATTAATGAAAAGGATGTTAATGATAATTTAAAAATTTTAAATGTAACACATTCAAAATATATAGAAATTTTATATAATGAATTAATCATAACAACACCATCTAAATTTGATATTAATTATCATAATTGTGATATTAATTTAGACAATGAAGTAAAAAGAGATAAAAGTGAAATAACAGATATTTTGAAATATTTCAAACAATATTATATTTATTATATAAAAATGCCTCGTATAAAAACATTAGTTTTAAAAAACAGACAAGTAAATAATGAAACAAGTAATAAATATCAATATTCATATGATATAGTAAAAAAAACATTTATTGAAATGAAAGACTCAAAGTATTTTAATTGGACAAAAAATTTAAATAAATTTGAGAATTTGACTACTAAGCTTGGATATATTGATAGTTTAAAAAATATTTCAAACCGAAATTTACCATACTATTATTTCTCTGATGAGATTTATTATGGTAAGAAATTTGAACGAACAAAAAATATATATTATAAGAAAAAGCTAAATATAACTTCAAAGAATGAATTAAATAGATGTATCACACAATATTTGAATGGATTAATGTGGGTATTTTTTTCATATAATGATGTAAATAATCCACTTATGAACAATTGGACATATGGACGTCATAATTCTCCATTATTACAAGATGTTTCGCAATTTTTTGTAGAAAATCCACAATTTGATATGAATTCTTTTAAAACAACATTTCAAGAAAACAGTATATTAAATACTAATCAATATTTTACACCATTTCATAAAATATTATATACAACACCAATTGAGGGTATAATAAAAGTATTACCTGAATACAAAAATATAATGGAAAATATTTCTAATCCAGATTTATTAAAAAGAGAATTAGAAAAACTTGGTATTAATGATACTCAACTTCTAAATAAGATTATAACTATTTTATGTAATAAAAATTTTCCACGAATGGAAAATACTGCTCAAATAGTGTTTAATAATAAATATAATAATATGATAGATTGTACGGATGCGATGTATATTAGTAAATCTAAATTTGAAATTTTAAAAACATTTCATAAAAATGAAAATTTTGACAATGATTTTATTTTTGTTATTAATAAAATTAATGAATTTCTAAAATTTAACGATAAATCTCTAAACAATTCTGTAATTGCTGATTTTTATTCTGAATAATAAAAAATATCAGTCCAGTAAATTATTTATTCTTGTTCAATAAAATCAAAGTCATCAACAAATAATGATTCCATAGCATCTTTAGTTTGATCTATTTTTTTTACAAATGTTGATACAACCTTTAATATAGGCATAGCATATACATATCTTGTTGCCACAACTTTTACTAAAATTTTGTCGCCTTGTTTTAAAGTTCCTTTATCTTTGATTTTATCAAAAATTACTACTATAAATAAAGGTCCTTGTTGAGCAATTATATCACTTTGAAAAGTTGATAATTGTAATACATTACATTCAATTACATCATTAACTTTTGGAGAACATACAAGAGCTTCATATTCAACCTTGAAAATTACATCACCTGAAAAATCACCTTCATATATAATTCCTTCACCAATATTATCAATTTTTAAAATTTTATGAATATATCCATTTTTATTACATTTTTTTTCTCTTTCTTTTAAACTATTTAAAATAAAAGCAGAATAATTATCCAATTTTGAAGGTGGAATTCTAATAGATTCTACTAAACTATCCTTTTTAAAAATACGATAAGATGTTTTACAATTTTCCATTATAATATAATTTAAAATAAATAAATCAATTTTATAGTTATATAAAAATTATTTTATAACTTTTAAGTTAATTTATTCTATTCTATCATTGAAATTTTTTAATAATGTATTAAAAACATTTGTTAGACATGTTATCTTATGAATAGAATATTTTCTAAGCATACTATCTTTCAATTTATCAAAGGAGTACCATCCTATTTTTGATACTTCTCCTAATTGATGTTGATTTGTTTTATCGATTTTAAGTTGTTTATTTGTTGAATAAAGAGCTAAATAATATACCGTTTTATAAGAAATATTATTTGAACCAATATGTTGTTGAACAAAAGGTGGGATTGCCTTACAAATTTCATAATCATTTTTAGTTAAATTTGTTTCTTCTTGGAATTCTCTTTCAGCACATTCTATGTCATTTTCATAACAATTTCTACGACCTTTTGGGAAATTCCATTCAGTTTCCTTATATTCTGATGAGGTTGTTTCTAAAAGTGCATCAATTGTAATAAATTTAGAATTAATAATTACTCCTTTTTTTAAATCGTCATATTTTTTAGATGCTCGATTATATTCTGTTTTATTAATTTCTTTAAATTGAGAATTAATCCATAAACTTTCCCATAAAATATTAAATGGTTCTGTTTTTATTAAATCTCTTTCAAATATGGTCATCCTTGAGAATAAAATACGTAAAAATTCAATATCAGTATATTTATACTTACCACGGATAAATTCTACATAGCTTAAAGTATTACGACGTCGTACTGCTAAAAATTTAATATTTGACGGAAGTAATTTTTGATTATATCCTAATGGGAACGGGGTAATCTGAATACATATAATACCATAACTGGTTATTGGATACTTACATTCTCTAAAATAATGTCCATACTTACCACAATTGTTACAATATCTTCTTTTTTTATAAAAACAGACACTATCATTTTCATTTTCATTTTCATTTTCTACAGATTTCTTTGTTAAATCATCTGACATTTATATTTCTGGTATGTTACTTTATAATAATATTTTAATGTTAATTCATATTTGATACAAATTTATTTTTATGATATTAGTAAAATGCGATATCTTATAATTATCTAAATATTATTATGTTTAGATAATTATAATCAAAAATTTATAAACTCTTATATATAAATATAATTGGACTGGAATAAATTTAAATTTATTTTTTTTTCATTTTCTTTAATATTTTATAATTTTGTGTTTCAAAACTTGGATATACCGAATACATAAAAACATTATTTAAAAAAGAAATATTTTGTTCTGAAATACTTAATGATTTATTTGATGATTTTAAATATTTTTTATAATATTTTTCAAAATTATTATTCTTCTTTACAGAAAATAAATTAAAATTTTGAAATACTATATCTAAATTTTTCTCGAAAAGCATTGGTTCAGCGATTTCATTATTCCATCCCCAAATTGATTGCTTAATTCCAATCATTTTAGGATTTTTATCCCAAAAAATATCATAATCATTTTCATCTCCATTAATCATATTTTTACCATCTTTTAAAGTTATTCCATAAAATGGTTTATTATTATCATCTCGTTGAATAAAATTAGTGAAATCATTTCTCATGTGATTCATAATATGATGTCCATCTAAATATGAACCAATAAACAATCCTTTTTTTTTATTTAAGTAGTTAGTTACATTTTTCATAAATACCTCAAATCTTTTTTTATCCAAAACATTTTTACCCTTTTTCATAGTAGCAAACATATAATGAATTACAAACATGATACTTATTGTATCAAAACCTTGCCATTTTTCTTTTTTGGCAATTGAAAGAAAATTTAATAATTTTGTTTTCTCATAGTCATTATATCCAGCCGAACCAGTTTTAATATGTTTTGTTGCATCTCCCCAAATTGGTGTTATATTAATTTCATTATTTTTATAATTACCTTTATATGAACCATCTTCCATTTTAGTAAAACCCTTCTGTTCAACTCTTTCAACTAATCCTGAAAATCCTTCAGAATAATGCCTACCATAAATTTCACGTCTTGAAGGATCTATTGCTAAAATATCTGTATATCCTGACTCTAACCATTTATTTAAATCTCCACCTCTTCCGCTTCCGATATCAAACAAATATTTTCTTGTTTTCCTAAGTTTTACTGAGGATTCCTTAAATAATTGTCTCTTTACAAAGTTTTGGAAAAATCTCCAGGTCATTCTTTTATCAGATGAACCTTTATTACTTACAATGTCATAATGTAATCCAATTGGATCAATATTTGTACAACTTTCTTGACACATTTTTTCATATTCTGATTCTTCATAAACTAATTCACTTAACTCATCTAATGTTATATTTTCTTCAATTGCTTTTAAAACACTTAAAATTGTTAAACGTGCGTTAGGTTTATTTTTATCATCTCTACGACGTAAATACACCCATTCTTTTTTATCATAATCATATTCGAATTCAGCAATATCTTCCATATTTTGTAAAGTCCTAATTCTACCATAAACTCCTAATAAACCATATTGATTTACTAATTGTAAATTTTTATATGATTGGTCATTTACTTTAATCCAATGTTTATAAATATCATCTCCGTGATATCTTCTCCAAATATTCGTAATTTTAATTTGACCATTAATATTTCTCTTTTGAGGATATCCATTAGCATGAAATTCTGTAAAATTATTTCTATTATTGTAAATAACTCTAACGTCAAGGGAATGTTTATCTTTCCATTTCAGCGTCGGAATACTACTAATATATGCCGAATTAATTGGTGTATATATCAACCCATCTAAGTGATATTCAAACAATTTTTCCCTATCATCCCATAATTTCTTCGTTTTTTTGAAAATATTCTTAAAATAAAATTTTTTAGGTCTTACTTCGATGATTTTCGAAATACCTTTTTTAATGTTTGATATAATTTTTTCTAAACATTTTAATCTATTAATTAAATTTTTATTTCGACAATCCTCTCCATTCATAAATAAACAATCAAAACCTAGAAATAATTTTTGTGTTTCTAAAAATTCACCATCAATTACTGAATTTTTGACCTTTGTTTTGCCATCTTCATAAATTTTTATTTTCTGGAAAGTTCGTGGATTTACAAAATAAAAAACTCCATTATTATTAATATATAAATATTTTCGTTCCCCATCAGCTTTATCTGTAACGGAATACGGAGAATTTTGTAGAAATTGAATCTTATCTCGTTCTAAGGTTACAACTTGATTGGAAATATCCGTTTCTAATAAATCTTCTATTGAAATATCTGTATTATTATCAATATGAGTTTTATACTGTGATATTAATTTATTTACATTTGATATCATATCATCTACACTTGGTTTTTCAGCCATCTTTGTATAAGTTTCAACATCAAATTCGATTTCTACTTCGAATGATAAAGATAATTTATATAAATTTGAATCATTTTCATCATAATTAACTGATATAGCAATAGTGCTATCAATTCTCCATACTTCATGTTCTAACCAAGAATAACGAAATTTGATGCGTTCTGCTTCAATATTTTCCAAACTCTTAGCGAATTGAACTAATCCTTTATTATTATTAGAAACTGATTTAACATATTTATCCATTAAATTTTTTAGTGAATGTTGTTTCTCAATTGCAAATGTAACTCGAAGATGATTTACATTATCATTGGTTGTTTTTTTATTTTTTGATAAAAAAATATTACGAAGAGATATTTTTTTTTTATCCAATTTAGATTGAATATTATATAAATCTTCTTTATTTAATGTAAGAAAATTATTATAAATATCTTTTAATATTTTTTGAACAGATACTCCAGTATATGTAGATCTTTTAACAATTTTGTTATTATCATCATATAATCCTTCAAAATTTTTATACCTTGTATCAATAATAAAATTATAGTTCTTCTCAGAAGAACTACTTTCTAATATACTTAAAAAAGCATTTCTATTTATATTTGGATAAAAGCTATTATGCTTAAAAAAACCAAAACGAACTTCTAATTCATAATCTTCATTCTTATTTTGATCATTTAAATTGGATGTTATAAATTTAAGTCGCTCTATTAAAGTATTATTAATATCCATTATAATTATATATATATTTGATATATAAAAAATCAATTTTAAATTATTTTTTAGATAAATGATTCATAATATCTAAAACTAATTCAGATTTTGTTTTATTCTTAAATCCCTTACCATTTTTTTTACTTTTTTTAGTATTAATACCAAATTCTTCTGAAATATTTTGTAAAATTAATAATTTTTTTTTCAATAAATCTTTAGAATTATATTCACTTGATTTATCTTTATTTTCACTTAATTTATCTTTATTTTCACTTAATTTATCTTTATTTTCACTTGATTTATCTTTATTTTCACTTAATTTATCTTTATTTTCACTTGATTTATCCTTAATTTTTTCTGTAATTACTTTATTTTTTTCTATAACTTTATGAAAAATTTTTCTATTTATTGATGAATTATTAGCAATATTATTTAATTTAGTTATAAAATCTTTTTGATTTAGAAAATGTAAAAGTCTATAAATAAATGATGTATTAGAAGTAAATATACTTTCACCATTAGACATTATGTAATATTGATACATATCTCCATCACATTTTTCTACAATGATTGTAGATTTATAAATAGAAAAATTATTATAAGAAGAATAAAATATAATATCATTTTTTTCTTTATCTGGTATAACAACACAAATATTCATTTTAAAATAATCACATAAAAAAGAAATGAATAAAGGATTATCTTCAATTTCATTTCCATCTTCAAAAAAACTTCTCAAAATCTTTTTTGTAAATCCACTTCTTTTACGATATTTATATTTTTTATATAATTCGCAAGTATCAAAATCTGTTAATAATTTTTTTAATAGAATAGATTTAACATTTGAAGAAACATTAACTATGGATTTATTACCACAACAAGAAATAAATACATCTAAAAATTTAGATGGTTTACTTTTTATAAAATCATTTTCAAAAATGCTTTTAAAAACTGATACATTAATGTTGTGATTAATGTTGTGATTAATCTTATTATTAGACTTATGTTCTTCTACTATAAGAGGTTGTTTATTTAAGAATTTTTTTTTTTGTCTATTTGAAGAATAACTATGTAAAAAATTAACTTCTTTAAAATTTTCATCTGTAAAATATAGAACTGAAAAAAGAAATTCATAATGATTGTTATTTGTATCATAGTTATTTCTTAATTTATTTATAATTTTATCAATATCCATTTTATTCATTAATTAATAATATAATATAATTTTTAATAAAAAAAATCAATTTTTTTATTGTCTTTTTAATATAAAAAAATCAATAAAAAAATTTAATCTTTTTTTTTTTCAATATCTATTAATTTAGTTCTCGTATCCATATTTTATTTGAAATATTAATCTCTTCAAAATATTTTAAAATTAGATATAACAAATTAGCTACATCTTGTTTTTTTAAAACTAATTTAAATCCTTTTGGTTTTGTCATTCGTAAATTCCACCATTCATATATATCACTATATTTAGCAATATCATCTGCAAATTTTATAGCCTTTTTATCAGTTGTTTCACGTATTAGAGTAATAATTCTAGAAGAATCAATTAATGATTTAAATTCTTCTGTTAAAATATACGTTTGTATAATACATTTTAATTGAGACAAATTATAAGATAAACTAAATTGGCCAAAACTTTCTCTTTTACCTTCTTTACAAATCATTTTCTTTTCTCTTAACCAAATATGATATTTCGGTTGTCCCCATAAATGTGATGATTTTTTATGATTTGCGATAATTTGTATATTTAAAATTAAACCAATTAATGGAGCATTTTTCTGTTTTTCATTTTCATCAGATATTGAAATATCTAACTCTTTAATTAATTCTGTTACTTTTTTGACCTTTCGTTTTGTTATTTTTGATATATCTATTACATCTAATTCATTTCTAGATTTTTTACCATAAATAATTTCTTGATATTTAGTTTCAGATATTTCATTCAATGATGTAGGAACTGACACTGCTTGTTCAAATCCTGTTTTTTCATACATTGGCGAACGTTCAAAATCAGATCTTAATGTTTTTTTAAAAACATCATGAACATTTGTTTGATTTTCAAATGGTTGGAATATAAACATTCCACCAGAAAGAGTATTTCTACCAAATATATATCCATAAATAAATCCACGTCCAATTTTCTTCTTTAAAATATTTATTTTTTTTCTTTTTTGTGTTGGGATTAAACTATATAACGCAGCACGAATAATATAATTATTATTTTCAAAATATATAGGGTTACCTATTAAATTTGTATCATTTAATATATCTTCAAAATTTAATATATAAATACCTTCATTACTTTCAAATTTTGTTTTTATTAAATTTATTACATATATAACATATGGTTGATAAAAAATATCATCAAAAGTACTATAATCAATATCCTTATCGTATAATTTTATATCTTTTTTGGTAACATATTCTATTTTACCAATATCATCTTCTTCAAAATCAATCTTTTTCATACACTGATACTTATCTTCTGATTTTAAAGTATTAACATTAATCTCTTGATTAAAAAGGCAATCCATTGCTGTTTCTTTTAAAACAGACTGAACATCGATAATTAAATTATTTAAAATTTGAGATCTCATATACATAATAACATCATAATGAAGAATATTAAATTTGGCCATATGAGAGGATACCAAATTTACATTTGATATTACATCCTGTGAAAATTGTTTAATAAGAGTTTTTATTTCTTTTCTATCTATATTACCATCATATGCTTGATTATCAATGTTTGTATTGTAAGTTGATATATATTGATATATATTAACATTTCTTTCTGATGGTAATAATTGACGATGAGAACAATGTCGTATTCCTCTACCAATTACCTGTTCTATACGTGAACGATTATGCCATGGTTCAAGAATATGAATTTGCCGAACATTTAATAAACTTATTCCTTCTTTGAAGACACTTGAACCTAACATTATTTTAATATCTTCGCCATATTTATTTGTATCGTTATTAAAAGCAGTAATTATATTATCTCTTACATTTTCTTCAATTTTACCAATAATACATACAAATGTCATTGGTTTAAATTCATGCATCTTATTTTTATATTCACTACGTTTTTTACCATCTTTATAACATATTTGTTCATCCTTTGTAGGCTGACTAAAAGAATGCCCTAATAAACTCTTAATTGTTTTGGCATCGGCAAAAACAATTTTACCATTATTGTTAACAACAACCAAACTAATTCCATTTGCCAAAAGTGCTTGAGCTAATACCTGAGTTCCATGTTTAATATAATAACTAAAAATGAAATATGTTCCATTTGAGATATCGTGTAATATATTATATATTAATTTTCCTAATTTACATGATATACTGGTTTTTTGGTCTATTAATTCTGATAAAACCAATTTCTTTTGCGATATTCCATCAACATCTAATATACCATAATTACCATATTGAATTAACTTAGTTAACATATCACCAGCAATTATTCGTTTTTTGTAAAATTTATCATGTTTTTCACTCATCTCGCACGGAATTACTTTAATAATATCACTATAATTATTATTACGAATTGTTTTTTTAATTTTATAAATTTTTTTTAATTTCTCTATTTTATTATTAACAAAACTATGAATTGGGATTGAATCTGGATAATGTCTTTTAGCAAAAGTATATGGATTTTCGGTTCTAACATATGATACATATCCTTGTGAAATTACACGAAGAATATTTCTAGCTTCTTCATCTTTTATATTATCATTTTCAAAAATATCAGATACGACAACTCTGTCATAATCATCATTAATTAAAAGTAAATTAAATAATGATATAATTTCACGAGGTTTATGATACATGGGTGTAGCACTTAACATAACTAGTTTAACATTTCGTGAATATTTTAAAATTAGTTCTAAAGCATCATATGGTTTAAAATCCTTAATTTTTTTAACACTATTTTCAGAAGTAAGTTCATCATCATTATCATATTTTTCCAAAGTAATTTCTTCCTCACTATATGTTTTATACTTTTTTAAATTATGAACTTCATCTACTATAATTACTCTATTAGAAAATATCAAGTCAATCCATTTGATTAATTTCGCAGGAATAGGTTGATTAAATTGATACTTATTAATACCGTATGTTTCTAATTCTTTAATAATTTCATTTCGGAATTTACCAAATGTCATTAAATCATAATATTTATCAATTAATGATAAAACATTTTTTTTCTTTTTATCCATACTTGAAAAGAAATCATAATTTAAATAATCAGAACCAGTACATTGATTATATCCTCTAGCTACATCATGTATTTCGTGAATGAAATTACTTTTAACTGATTTTGAAAGTATTACTAATACTTTTTTACTATTTTTTGCTACTAGAGTTTTATAACTTTCTGCAATAGTAATAGAAGAACAAGTTTTTCCTGTTCCAGTTCCATGAAAAATTAATAATCCATTATAATATGTATTATGAGAGAGATAACCTTTGATTAATTTTTGATGAGATTGTAAATTAAAATTTTTATTTTTATTTGGACATAATTCTTCTTGAATATCTTCAAATTTATCAGCATTTATAGGTAATTGTTTATTTATTTGAAATTCTTTTTTTTTATATAATTTTTTATTAAAATCCAAATCTGTTATCATAGGATAAAAAACATATTGACTGTGTTTATAATCTAAAAATTCTACAAGTCTTTCCCATGGTTTTTTAAATTTTTTTTGTTCGTTGTGCGTAAAAATATGATTTTTGTCTTCATCATTAATAAGTTCATTAATATATCCTTTAAGTTTATTATACTCTTTTTTATCATAGAGTTTATTTGCAGGTTTGTTACCATTATCATAGAGTTTGTTTGCATAAGGCACTATAATCTCATTCCAAATATCGATAATAAAGTTATGAAATTTCCAATGAGAAAATTCTCCATCTAATCCTTTACGTTCTTCTTCCTCAACTTTTGTATATAAATCATGTGGAAAAAGAGTATCGTGTTTAGTATAATTTAATTCACTATATATATCCTTTTTTTTATTTTTTCTATTCATTGAAACAATATATATTATATACTTATAATATTAAATTAATTTAATTTAACTAATTTATTATACAATATCAATTGTTGTAAGTGAAGTTAGTATATGTTCTAACATAGGAGTTTCTAATTTTGATATCCAATTACCATGAACCCATAAAATATTTGTTTTAATTAAATTATATTCATTTAAAACTATTTTACATAAATTTTGTGTTATATAATTATCAGTTGTTTCTAATAACATATTACAATCATTAAAACGTTCGGTTGTATATTCTGTATTTCTTAAATTATTAATTAATTTTAATAAAGTTTTATAAACCAATAACTCATTATTATTAGATAATGGTTTTTCAAAATATTTTTCTATATTAAAAACTTTTGGTATATCATAATAATCTAAAGAAATAATTCGTAAATATTTTATTAATAATGATGATGGAGTTCTAGTAGTTAATAATAATTTTTCTTTTGGAAATTGATATCGTTTAAGTTCATTTGCGATATAATGTTGGAGTGGAATTTTAGGATTATATTCTACGGACATTTCCATATATTTAACTTCCTCATCTGGATTAAATCCATATCTTCTTAATAATTTTTTGGAATCATAAATACCATAATTTATAAAAATTTCTTCACCAATTTCGTATGATTTATAAGTCATGTATTGAGATTGACCTTCAAAACCAATGTTATTAGTCTCGTGATATTTGGCAGTCATTTGTGAATTACTTTTATGATTAAACAAATCCATATAAGGAACACAACCATGTATATACCAACCTCGTGTAATAAATATAACATAAGCCCATTTAACTAAAGTTTTTAAAATATTTTCTACATTTCCAAATTTTTCTAAATCAATAATTGTAAATTCCTTATTCTGTGTTGAGATAAAATCTAATAAATTTTCATATGCATCAAAAGTAGTTTGAACATCATCTGCAAATGAAGATGAACACTTTTTCCAATCACTCATATTTTTTGGAGTATTATTAAAAATGACATGATTTTTTAAATCAGTTGATTTTGGTAGAGTTCGAATAAAAGGGTAATAAAAAGATTTTTTACCTAAACTTTTTTCATAAATAAGAGAAATTACTATTCTATAAAATAATTGTGTTTTAATCATATTTTTTGAATCATTTTGTATCCATTTGTCAATATTTGGTATGTCATAAACTAAATTTGGATGAATTTTACATTTCAAAGGAATTCGCATTAAAGATTCATTTTTTTTAATGTCATTAATTGTATATATTGAGCGTGATGTTATATCATCAATATTTGAAGAAACAACTTTTATTGATGGTGAAACAAATCCATTATTTTTTCTGATCCAATTAGCCATTTTATCAAAAATATTAGTAGTAGTCATTATTTATATATAATAAATAATATTAATAATTTTATAATTTTTACTTACTTTCTTATAATATAGTATAATAAAATGAACACCAATTTTTTACAAAAAAAAAGATACTATTTCGATAATATAAAATATAAATACCAATATTATTTGTTATATAAATTCGAAATAAATTTACAATTTAAACAAATTTTATATAAAAAAAAAATTACTTCTGATAAATATTTTGCATTAAAAAAAAAATTTAATGCGTTAAATATACAAAGTTGTCCTAAAAATACTAATTTTATTGTATATGGTAATACTAAATGTAAATATTGTTCAAAAGCAATTGAATTATTAATAAATGCTCAAAAAAAGTATTGTTATATAAATATGAAAACTTTACCAAATGAACAAATTATTTTAATAAAAGAAATTATTAAAAATACAACAAATAATTATCAATATATTCCAGTAATTTTTTATAATGGAGTTTTTATAGGTGGATATGATGATTTAAAAATTTTTTTAAAACGATATCAAAATTCACATTTATCTTACTATAATAAAAATGATATTAAAATGCTTCGTAAAATAAATAAATAAATAAATTCATTATATGAATAATGTAAATAAAACAAAGTATAAGATATATATGCCTCTAGTAAAACTACAATCAGAAAAAGAAACTGGAAATATAGAATATAAAATACGACTTTGTAATGACACAGAAGAGAAAATTAATCAATTAGGAACACAAATGTTATATCGTTTATATCAAGGAGAAGGATACGTTATATATTATCTAGGTGTATGTGATAATGGAGATATTATGGGAATTTTTGAAAATGATTTAGATATTTCATTCTCTTTATTAAAAAGGGTATCAAAAAAAATCGGAGCAGAATTAATAAAGTTTATTAAAATAAATATTGATGGAACTGACAAATTTTATATGAAAGTAATTCTAAAAAAAAAATTAGATTTAAGTTTAATCGATTTATAGTAATAAACATTGAAGATACAAAAAATTAATATAAGAAATAAATTATTAAAAATATTAATAATGAATATTAATCAACAATCAAAAAAAAAATGGATATTTAAATATAAACCAAAGGATTTTGATGATATTATTTCTCATAATGAAATTGTAGATATTATTAAAAATAGTCTAGATAATTTACCACATATGATATTTTATGGTCCAAATGGAATTGGTAAATCTTCTTTGATTAATATTATAGTTAATAATATATATATTGATGAATCAATAAAACAAAATGTATTGTATTTATCTGCCTCTGATAAACGAGGAATAGGAACTGTACGTAATGAAATAAAATCATTTGCTCATCAAAGTGTATTTTTACAAAATTCTACTTTTAAAATAGTTATTTTAAGTGAAATTGATTGTATGAGTTTCGAAGCACAATCAGCTTTGCGACGAATTATAGAAAAATATTCTAAAACAACCAGATTTTGTCTTATCTGTAATTCTATAAACAAGATATCCAAACCGATAATATCACGATGTGTTAAATTTCTATTCAAACCAATACCTGATAATTTAATACAAACTAAATTATTTAATATTGCTAATGACGAAAATTTGAATGAAAATATAAAAAAAATAATTCCGGATATATCTAAAATTAGTAAAGGTGATTTAAGAAAATCTATAAATTTATTAGAAACATTATCAAAATCATCAAATATTTCTCACGAAAAAATAAAAAAATATTTTTATTTTTTAACAGACAAAATTGATAATATATATATACAAAATTTATTGAATGTAATGAATGAGGGTGACTTAATTGGAATTAGGGAAAAAATAAAAGATATATTTTATCAAGGATATTCTTCAAAAAATATATTATACGAATTATACTCTCATATAATAAATAATGAAGAGATTACTGATAAAAAAAAAAAAAATATATTAAAAATATTAGGAGAAACTGACTATAAAATTACATTTGGTGGTAATCAAAATTTAAATATATTGCATTTTTGCTATAAATATACATTATTAATTATATAATTAATATAATATAGATATGGCTGAATTAGTTGCAGCAGGAGTATTTGCATTTTTATTAAATGAATTTGATAAGCAAGATGAAAAACGATTTAATGCATTAGAGGTAAGAAAACCAGCAAATTATTCGCAAGAAGTAAATAATATATTGAATCTTATAACTACTGATTCGAATGTTTATCCAGTTGGTAGTTATAAATATAAGGTTCATAAATATCCTGGTGATATTGACATATTTGAAACTTTAAAATCATGTTGTTTATATAGCGAAGCTCGTTTTGCTATTACAAAAAAAATACAAAATATTGCTAAAAAAATTTTAAAACAAAAAGATGTATTTTTAGGAGATTTTAAGGCTGGTATAGACAATAGATGGAAAATTTATATTGGAAAGATGAAGCAAAATAAAATAGTTGATTATGATCGCAAATTGATTAAAAGAACAATTGACAATTTAAAATCACAAAATATTTTAACACAAAAAGAATATAATAAAATATTAAAATTTTTAAAAATTAATATTAAGATAACTGATTGGGGAAAATTAAAAAAATTTATTAACGACAAATACATTATAAGATGGAATATTGATGAAATTATTAAGGGTGAAAAAAAATTAAGGGGTAATAAAACATTATATTTGGATGAAGCAATTTCTCAAGATGCTACTTGTAAAATAGATATTTGGGCACAAGTAAATAATAGATACATTGAAATAACTAATTGGTTTTTAATAGTTCAAAAAAATAAAGACAGGAGTGAAAAAGTATTAGGAATGGATTTAGGAAATTATATATCTAATATTGAAGAAGATATATATAAATATTCTTCAAAAGAACATAGAAATTCGTTAAAAGCTGCAAAAAGATTATTTAATAAATATAAATTTTTAAACAAAACAAAAGATGATAAATATGCCAAAAAATTAACTAAACTATCACCTCTTTTCAGTAGTGATATGGCAAAATTATCACAAATAACTAGTGAATCAGAAGTTCTTCGTTTTATATTAGAAAAAATAGAAAATCCTCCACTTATGAATATATTAACTCAAATAAACGAATTTTTAAATAGAATATCTGATATTAAATTATCTTTTGATAAAGATAAAATCAAACAAATTATTTCTAAAATTAATTCAACAAAAAATTTTAGCAAAATTATAAATTATTTAATTCAATTTGAAAAAATAATAGACAATATTGTAGAAATAAATTCATTTGAGTGGATGAGAAAGGAAAAATTTCTCCTAGAAAGTGTTAAAAATGAACCATTAAAAAAAATTTCAGGAATTCCTAAAAAAATTAATATAGATAAATTAAAAAATTTTCTTCATAAAGATTGGAAAAAAAACAATTAACCGGTAAGTATTAATAATAAAATTTTTTTATGTAACAATAATATAAAAATGTTTGAATTAATCGAAGATAACAAAAAATTATTATTAATTATATTAATATTATTATTAATATTTTCATCTGTATATATTAATCTAAATTCTACAAAAAAAATGAAAATATCTCAAGATACTTTAACAACATATGAAAATATGTTAAATGACTTAAAAAGAAAAAATATTCAACAATATCCTCAATATAAACCACAATATAAACCACAAGTTTATCAAGATAATGAACAGAATCTTAATAATAAGTATAAAAATAAAATATCTAAAAATAGTATTGAAGATTTAATCAAAGGTATTAAAAAAATAAAAAAAAAGGATTTACCTACCAATATTGAAATTGATAATCAATCAAATAAAATAGGAAAAAATTATATTAATAAAACTATGAATTCTATTTTAGAATCTGATAAAAATTTTAATAGAATAACAGATTTAATTAAATTTAAAATGAATCCTACACAAAATCGTTCTCCTGACATGAAAAATAATATAAGTATGATTAAAACTGGATGTAATAAAGATACTAATTTTGAATTATCTGGTTTTAATGGAAAATGGGATTGAATATTAAAAGAAATAGAATTTTTATTAAAGTAATAATATCTAAATTATATGTATATAATTTAGATGGTATTATATGAAAGAACATATACATTAAAGATAAATCTAATAGGTATAGTTGGAAATACTGAACTTCAATATTCTGATATGTTAGAAAATATTCATGTTAAAAAAGTAAAAACAATTACAATATCTGTATATCAAAATGATACACTTAATATTATTAAACAAAAAATATGTAATGAATTATTAAAATTAATTGAATATGAAAATGATTCTAAAAATACTGATATAAAAAAAAAAACATGTATTTATTGTTTTAATAACAAAAATAATAAAATTATATCTTCAAATGATTCAAGTAATTTAGATATTGAAAGTGATGATGATTTATTTGAAGACGAAGATGAATATTATAATATGAGTAATGAATCTTTTGTAATTCAATGTAATACTTGTAAAAAACAATATAAATATCGTTCGGGATTAAATTTATCAAAAATAAAAGATAATAAATTATTCTTATCCCAACCTTTACCTGTTCCAGAATTTTTATATTTATGGAAAGATGACATTATATGTGGCCATTCAATATGTGATAGTAATAAATCTAATATTAAAGAATCTTATAATTGTAAAAATTTATCACAAAATTTAGAAAACGAAAAAGAAGCATACAATTATATTAATATATACAATTTTCTAAATGAAAAAAAAATTTTAAAAGACATATCAGAAAAAAAACATATGGATTATTCAATTTTTACAAATTATTGGGCAAAATTATCATCTTATCGTAATAATAATGTTGGAAAATATATACAAAATGTATTAAATATTGAAACAATAAATGAAAAAAAAAATATTGGAAATCTTTTAAAAATAGAAGATAAAATTAAAAATATCGAAGATATGAAAAATCCAGAAAAAAAATTAATCGATTTTAGAAGTACACGTTATAAATTATTGGATAATATTTATAAAAATACTATGATTATTGATAAAAATCGATTAGATTTTGAAAAAACATTAAGTAATTTTATTGATAGTAATACAACTGAAATAGAAATAAATATGGCGTATTTTCCAGATTTTTATATGTATTACAATTACTTAACTTCAAATGATAATATAAAAAAAATGGAAGAAGTTATTGGAAAAAAGGCAATTACAAAACATTTATCTAATTTTAGCAAACTTTATTGGCCATTTCTTAATTTTGCAAAATTTGATAATTTTTTTCAAAAAGATGATATGTCTTATTTATATACTCAAATAAATAATTGGAGATTTAATATTAAAAATTATGATAGTATTATTGAACAATTTAAACATATTGTTCTCCCCAAGAGTTTTAATGAAAAATTAGATTTTGAACAATATACTCATAAAATTTATGTAGAATTAAATGGTAATTCAAAAGATATTATAAAACCATCATACATAAATTTACAGAAAGTTATTCATTTGTATCCTATTACTGAAAATGTTCCATATATGACAATGTATCTCCCAAAAGAATCTAAATTAATACAAAAAATGACAAAATTGGTAAAAAAAAAAGGAATTCATCGTCAATTAAAATGGAATTTAGAAGAACCAAATGTTATTCAATTTAGAATGTTAATTCCACATAAATTAACTCGAAATCAAGATTTATATATTCAAATTCAGTTATATGATACCAAAATTATACGATTTACTATTAATTTATCATCAAAATCAAAAATATATATTGATCAAATGGGAATGAAATTGATTATAACAAATATTAATAAATTTATAAAAAAATTAAATAAATATAATATTGGTAATTTGGGTATTATACTAGATGATACAAAGATTAAACTAGCCAATAGTGATGTGTTAAATTGGAATTCTTTAAATTCTAATGTTTCTATTCAATCAATTAATGGTTCTGTATTAACAAATAAATTAATTGATGAGGATGATATTAGAGATAAAAATATTATTAATATGTTATACCCATATATAAAATTAGATAATACTGGAAAAGGATCTATTTTAGATTTTCGTTTTTTGAGATTAGAACATTTTCGTGGAAATGAGATAAAAAAGAAAAAAGATGTAATGATTCATCAAATTTTAGACAAATATTATAGAAAATTTATTGATAATGATGATGATAATAAAGATATTCGAACAGAATTGACATCAGATGAAAAAGATGAGATAATTGAAATTATGCAAATAGAATTTACTATGACACCTTCACAAGCAATCTATGCATATAATCATTGGAATCAATATAAAGATTTATTATATGGAAAAGCAAAAGGTTATGGTATTTTATATCAATTAAGTAAAACATCTCGAATAAAAAGATGTGATTTGGATAAATGTTCGTCATCAGATTTATTAGAGGAAAAATATCAATGGTGTATAATGGGATTTAAAAGTTTTAGACAATGGGAATATTTAGTTAATTTTGTTAAAAAAATGATATATTTAATACATAATATAAAAAATTTTAAAGATATAGATAAGAAAGATAAAAATTATAATATAATTAAATATTTTAACCATATTTATAATCAATTTGATAATAAATTTATAAATAATAATGATGATGATAAAGAATTTATTAAAAATAAAATAGTAGGATTTTCTTTACTTAAAAGACTAAAACAGGCATATGATATTTCTCTAAAATGTCCAAATTGTGGTATGAAAATAAAACATACTGCGGATAAATGTCAATTTTGTAAAATCAAATTAGACCAAAGTCAGAATAATTTATATGCAAAAAGATGTAGTGTTAACAGACAACCAATTGGAACTGGAAATATAATAAAGAAAAATGCTCCAAAAATTTTGACTATAAAAGAACATGATATTAAATATATTAATAAAAATGTTAATAACCAAATAGGTGGTGCTACGACTGATATAAAATGGTTAATTTATAAAAGAGACCGAAAATTACAAAAATTAAAAAAATATAAAGAAAGAAGCAAAGAAAGAAAGGATAAAGAAAAATATCAATTAAAAATTGATGAAATTGATGAAAATATTAAGCAATTGAATCATTATATTTCTATAAATACAAGAAAGCAAGATCCTAGTAGATGGTTAGATGATTATGATCAAAATGAATGGGAGGACAAACAAATTACACGTATACTAATTGAATTGAAAATACCAATTAATTATATTTTAACAAAAATACCATCAACACGAAATAAAAATAATAAATTTAAGGAAATTTTATTAAAAATATTTATACCAAATAAATATAATTCTACATATCGGCAAAGATTTATTGAATTTTATGGTATCGAAGATGCTGTATCATCAATTAAAAAAAGATATACTCCTAAAAATGCTAAAATTAATATTGATAAATTATTACAATATCATATTTGGAAATCAAATAAGTTTATAAAAGATAGTAAAGGTAGAAATCCACCAGGATGGCAAAAAAAGGAATGTCTTTTAATTTGGAATTTTTTAAATAAAAACACAAAACATAAGGCATTAGATAAAATCACATTATATTCAAAAATTGTTAAATATTTTGAAAACTATAAAAACTCTATATTAAAATTTTTTACTAAAAAAGAAAAAGAAGAACAAGTGGAAATAAAAAATCCTTTAGACATAGAATCATATAATACTAAAATTGGGAAAATTTTAAAACCTTTTGAAAATGGAAATATATTAGAGTGGGAAGGAAAAGTGATAAAATGTCCAAATAAAAAAAAATCAAAACATATATATCCTAGTTTTTTAGATATTCCTGTAAGTAAATCAAAAAATATTCCAAATGATGTAGAAATTAGTGAATCTGATACTAAAAAAAATGTTTGTCATCCATGTTGTTTTATTAATATGAATAAAAAAACAAAACGAAATTTATTATATTGTACTGGCATAATTGATAAAAAAACTCATACTGATATGATTAAAAATGAAATAAAAATCGATGATTATATATCTAGTAATACTAGTAATAATTTGGTACATACATTTGGATTACTACCAAAAATTTTACATAAAGTATTTAATCATTATACAAAATTTGATAATAATTTTACTGCAAATATAATGAAATCTGAAGGATTTGTTTTAATGGGTGTTGATAAATGTATCAAAGACTCAAAAAATAAGAAATGTTCTGAAATTAGTTTAACTAATGATAAATATTTTTGGCCAGCAATTTTAAATTATACAAAATCGGATTTTTTTGAACTTTTTAAAAATATTACAAAGTATTTACAAGAAAATAAAGAAGAATTTATATCACTTAATCAAGGTAAAATATATTCAAAATTCAAAACTAGAGTTCAAAGAAAAAAAAAACAAGATATTAGAAATATTAATATAGAAGAAGTAATACAAGAATTTTTATCATTTATTGATATAACAAATCCTTCAACACTAGATTTACCATTTGATCGTAAATATTTAATAGATTTATTATCTAAACCAGGTATTATTCACAGGGATGGATTAAATATAGTTATCTTAAGACAAGACCCACATAAATTACCAAATGATAATTACAATCTGGGTAATGTATATACTTCTTGTTTATCCGATATTTTTATAGAAGATTATTATAACATTAACAAAAAATTTATATTTTTATATCAATATGAAAATAATACTTATGAACCAATCGTTCTTAAAAAACCAAAAAAAAAGATGGAACCATTACAAATATTCTTTGATTATAATGATCCGAAATATTCAGAATTAATGAATTTGATTGGTATATGGTATCAAAAAGGATGTAGCAAACAATATATTTCTAGAAAGATTAAACGAGTTTTTTATACAATGTTTACATGCCAACAAACTCTTAAATTATTTGAAAACTTAGGCGAATATGATAAAAACTTAAAACCAATTGGTGTTTTTAAAGATTATTTTTCAAGATGTTTATATATTTTAACTACAGGAAAATACATAATACCTGTTAAACCGTCAATATATAATCTTGGTAAATATCCAATATTAGATTTATCAGATAATTTAAAAAAATATACAAAAAATATTTATCAAACAATATCTTATATTGAACATATTAATGATATAATTGACAAATTAAAAAAAAAGACAGATAAAACATCTTTAATATATGGTTCTGGATATGAAATTAATGGAGTTTCTATTACAAATTCAGAAATAAATTATTTAGTATTTGAATCCCAACTTAATATACCAGTTAAAACATTACCATACAAGTTGACTAAAAATAATAAAATTAAACTAACTAATCATAATAGTGAAATTAATATAACTGATATTAAAGTATATGATAATGAAACGAATAAATTAATTACTGATGGGATTGAATGGAATGATTTTGATGATATTGAAGAAAATATCATCTCTCATGAACGATATGAAAGACTAGTTTTAGAATTTTCACAATATTTAAATAAAGATCCGCAACAAAAAATGAAAGAAAAAATTATTTCATTAATTAAGGAAACACTTGACAAACAAGATAAATATAATATTTATAAACATAATAATATTTTAAAAAAAAAAAAAAAATTATATGAACTCATTTATCATATGTGTTTCAATATTACTACAAAAAACAAATATAATATTACAAAATTAAAGGATTATAATGAATCTCAAATTCGAATACCTTGCGCAGATATTAAAGAAGAATGTCATTCAACGGAATATTGTGAAATATCTAATGGATGTAAATTATATATACCTATGTCAAAATATAAATTATTTATTGGTATGATGGTAAGTGAAATGCTTAAATATGGTAAAAGAGAGTATTTATCATCTGGAAAATTATCAGTAAATGTATCTGGGCGTATATTAGATAATAATGTCAATTATATTGTAGATATAGATAATTTTATTGATAGTGTAGATGGCGTTTTTGAAAGAAAAATTCCGCATGAAAACTTATTATCAAAAATCAGATTAAATAAAGATTTGTAAATATTTCTTTTATTTAAAAAATATAAGAACAAGGTTCTGCAAATTTTGGTAATTCTTGAATATAATTTTGCTTTAGAATGTTGTCTATTTTATTTACACGATTATTTAGATTATCTATTTTTCTATCAATATTATTAATTTTATTAGATAAATTAAGATATTGTTCATTTAAATTTTTAAATTGTGTTGTAAATGATTTAATAAGATTTTCAATACTTAAATTACTTTTAAATTGATTATTGAAAATTCTTCTACGTTTAAAATTAGGTTCAAAAAGATTTCTATTACTATCATCTACACAGTGAAATTGACGTTTTCTATTAACTTGCTGACTCATTAAAAGATATATAAAAATTGAAAGATTATTTATAATTATATAAAAGAATTCAATTTTTAATAATGAAAAAACCTAATTTTGTTAAAACATTACAGGATAATTCTATAGAACAAAGAACTGAAGAATGGTATAAAAAACGAACTACGATGATTACCGCAAGTGATTGTGGTACCATATTAGGATATAATAGTAAATTTACAACCTCAGATGATCTTTTGACTAATAAATTAAATAATATTAGATTGGATAACGTTCATTTACGACATGGAAATCATTATGAACCAATTGCGATTGATATTTTTGAACAAAAATATAAAGAAAAAGTTTGGTCGGTAGGATTACTTACTCATAAAAATAAAAAATTTAAATTTTTAGGTGCTAGTCCAGATGGAGTCACTTCTAATCATTGTCTAGTTGAAATTAAATGTCCAAGTAGTAGAATGATTGATGGTTCAATTTCTTTACATTATTATGCTCAAGTACAATTACAATTAGAAGTATCTGACTTTGAATTATGTTATTTTTATGAATGTTCTTTTAAAGAAGTTCGAACAAAAGGGGAATGTAAAAATAAAGAATATTGTGGTTATAATGAAAAAAAGGAAAATTGGTGGTATTTAGCTTATGATTATTTAAGACCAATCAAAAGAGATAGAAAATGGTTTGAAGATAATAAAGAAAAATTTAAACAATTTTATGATGAAATGATATATCAACAAAAACAACAAAAACAAATTAACAAAAACTCTCGTAAAAGAAAACTACCACCAAGTTTATTGAATGGGAGACAAACAAAAAAACGAAAAAAAATTAAAAATATTCCTTGGATTAATGAAGGGAAAATTAGAAATTATTGTATTGGTGATACTCTGTGTGATTGGTTAGATATGTATGGTGCTAAAAATAACTATCAAAAAGAACCAAATAATCCATTCACTTTATTAAAGTTTAAAAAAACAAATCAATTTAAATCTATCGTTATGAATACAATTGAGAAAAAATTTAAAAATGATTGTCAAAGATTACCACAAAATTATGGAAATTATACATATGATCTTATACGCCTAACAAATGATTATATGAATAAAGGAACCAAGATTATTATTAATGGAATGTTACAAGATGAAGATGATAAAATTTATACAGTATTTGATTTATTAGTTAGAAGTGATTTCATAGAAAAAGTTTTTGATAAAAGAAAATTTAAAGCGTCTGTAAAAAAACAATTTAAAGCAGATTCAACATATAGTCAAAAACACGATGAAGAATGGTTCTATATATCAGTTTCTATAAAATACAAAATTTTACCATTTTCTAGTAATGGTATGACATTAACAAATGAATCTGTAATGAAATTATATAAAGCACAATGTGCTTTTAAAAATAAAATTTTAACAAAAAATCAAGTTCATCAATCTGATATTACATTTATAATTGGAAGTGGATGGAAAATGACTAAAAATGGACAAAAATTTAAAAATCATAAAAAAAGAGATTGGGAACGACCTGGTTATATCAATTTAACAAATCAAGATATAAAATATGTTCAGATGATTGACGATGCTTTGATATGGTATAGAGATGTTGAAAAAAATGGAAAAAAATGGAAAGTAGAACCAAAACCTACCAGAAAGGAATTATATCCTTTGATTTTAAGTAATAGTCCAGGATATTGGGGAGCCACTAAAAAAAAAATTGCAACAAATTTAAAAGAAATTTCATTATTATGGCAAGTTGGACCAAGTAATCGTATTAAAGCACATGAAAAAAATATTTATACCTGGGATAATCCTAAATTAAATCCACAAATATTAGGTTTCAAAAAAGAAACAAAAAGAGCAAAAATTTTACAAAAAATTATTGATGTTAATAAAATGAAAAAAACTAAAATATTACCAAAGAAGATTGAAAATAATTTAGATAATTGGAAAAACCCTAATAGAGTAGAATTTTATGTAGATTTTGAAACTTTAAATTCACTTTATGGAGGGAAATCTATAATTTATTTGATTGGTTTAACTGTTGTTATTCCTGATAAAATAAAGAAAAAATTTAATACTAATAATAAAAAAAGATATTATGACTTTAAAGCAGAATCTTTAACCAAATCTGAAGAATATAGAATAATCGAAGAATGGTTAAACCAAATGAAATCAGTTCTTAAAAAATATAATTTAAAAAGAAAAGATGTTAATTGTTATTGTTGGTCTAATGCTGAAAATAGTTTCCTTAATGCTGCTAGAAAAAGACATGGAAAAGAAAATTCATCTAAATGGAAAGTAGATTTTACTGATGTAATGGAACTAATTAAATCGGAACCAGTTGTTATTAAAGATTGTTTATCTGGATTTGGATTAAAATCTGTATCTGGTGCCATGAATAAACATGGAATGATTAACAAGAAATATGATACAAAATGTAGTTCTGGTGAAGTTTCCATGGCTTTTGCTATTAATTATTATGAACATAAGTCTCAAGAAGTAATGGATGATATAGTTGGATATAATGAATTAGATTGTGATGTTATTTATGAAATATTGACATACTTAAGAAAACATCATACATAAAATATATTTTTCTCACTTATCATTATATATATAATGTCTTTTCAAGTTATACCAATTATTTTAATTCCTGTTCTTATTACTACATTTTTTCTTAAAATGCCTAAAAATATATCTCAACAGAAAGTTTTCACAAATGTTACTAAAACTCCTAAATCGATTATGGATTTTAAATTAAAAGACAAACTTGATGATTTTGTAGAAAACCATTTTGGAAAAAAATATATTGTTGATACTTACACTATTGTTAATTCAAATACAAATGTATTAACAAAAATAACTGATATCAAAATAAAAGTATTTATAGTGAAAAAAAATTCAAAGGCATGGAATAATTCTAATAAAATTATTCTTATGTCTATTAAAATTACCCCAACTGATATTAAAATTTCACATATTTTGCAAAATTCACATCAACTTGGAGAAAAAATTATACCTCAAAATTCGAATTGTTAAAAATAAATTACACTTTTTATATTTTATATATCTAAATTCCTATTGTTTATTTCTTTGCTTTTATTATATATTATAATGTCTAATAAAAACATAGATCCTTTTTGGTTTAGTGACTATTCTATTATATTTGATAAAAATAGATTGACTGAATTTTTTCCAGCAAGTGACATGGAATATACTGAAAAATTAAATGCTATTTTAAGATTCTCGATATATATAGCAATTATTTTATTTGTATATAACAGAAACATTAATGTTATATTTATCCCCATTGTTTCTGCTTTAATAACTTTGTATTTATATAGATACTTTAGAGATGAAAATACTGGAAAATCATTGGAAGAATTAGGAAATATAGAAGATGTATGTATAGCCCCTACAAAAAATAATCCATTTATGAATGTATTAATGTCTGATTATACTGAACAACCTGAAAGACCAGAAGCATGTAATATTAAAAAAGAAGAAATTCAAGAATCAACTGAAGATCATTTTAATCATAATCTATATAGAGATGTTAGTGATGTATGGAATAAAACTCATTCACAACGACAATTCTATACTATGCCTAATACACAAATACCAAATAAACAAAAAGAATTTGCTGAATGGTTATATAAAACAGATAAAACTTGTAAAGAAGATCCTAAACAATGTATTCGTTTTGAAGATATACGAACTAATCGTCCTATATCTATAGAAGATGCTAAAAAACAATCTTAATTTTTTATAATATCTTTTAAAAAAACATCTTTTCTTACCCCTTCACTTTTTCTTATATCATCTATAATATTTGGAATCTCTTTATTTGCTGAAGAATACTTCTTTAATAAATCTCTTATATTATTAAAATTATTATCTATTCTTTCAAGTCTTTTGCTTTTTGTATATAAAGTTTTTTTAATATATTGAATATTTTCTACCATGTATTCTAATTTTGATATTATCTCTGTTTTTAAATATTCATAATCTTCTGGAATTAATTTATTTACTTGTTTATCATATGATCGCAATAATTTTATTATCTGTTTGTAATAATTATTACGATTATTAATTTTATTAAATTGTAGTTTAATATGTCCATCTCTCTCAATAATCTTTGTTGTAAGAGATTTTAATTCCTTTCGAATTTCCTTTGCTTTTTTATTTATATTAGATTTCTTTGATTCTAAATCTTTTATTTGTTTCTTTAATATTCTAGAATTTTCTTTTAATTGTGTATAAAGTGTAATTAATTCTAAAATAGTTTTCTGAATATTTATAGTAATTTCTGGTAATGTTTTTAAAGAATCGTAATTTTCTTTAATATTACTTTTAAGATTATCTAATGAACTATCTAATGTTTCTATCTTTTTACCCAAATCATTTATAAAAGAAAACTGATTTTTATATTGTTCTTGAAGATTATTTATCCTTTTATCTATATTTCTTATATTTCTATATTTTCGATTATCAGTCATCACTTATTATTATATATAATATATTATTATTTTAAATTTCAATTATTTCTTGAACATCCAATTTCTGTTTTTCTAAAATTATTTTCCATTCTGTTTGTAAATCGTTATTCATCTTTACAATACGTTTAAATGAATCAGCTAATACTTTTGCATATTTTGTTTCATCACTCTTTTCATCATTCAAAATTAAATATAACATAATCTTTCTATCAAAAGGATGTTTCATTTTATAATAACTATATTTAACTCTATCATCTTTTTGTAATTCTTTAGATAAAATATTACCAATTGTATGACCTTCACCCTGAATTATAAAACAAACACCAGCAAGACAATTCGTATTATCAATTTCTATATCTTTATTTTGTAACTCTATGATTTTTTTATCAAATCGATATAAAATTTTTGAAAAAACAACATATGGATCTACCAAATGTGATTCTAACTTGAACGAATATACGTACTTCTTATTATAATACTGATCACTAAAAATAACTACATCTTTATTCATATCTTTACTCTCATCTTCATCCATAATACCATTATCAGATAAATAACCTTTTATACCATTTATTATCTTATTTTTAGTATTTTCATTAAAATTCTTGAAACCATAAGCACCTATACTATTATCATACAAATAATGATCACCATCTAATGATAAAGTCTCTTTACAATATTTACGAAAGGTTTTTTTACTTTTTACACTTAATTTATCCCATATATCCTGTTTAATACGAACATCTTCATTTATTTTAAAACAACAAACTGAAACTGGTTGAAATTTAGCATGTTTCTTACCATTACCTTTAATTGGATACATTTTTAAACTAATTTTTTCTCCATGTCGTAATTCTACCAGTAAAATATTAGGTATAATATTTATTTTACCAGATATTACCTTTAAATCTGAACTAGTTACAAACTTTTTATCATAATCTGAATTACTTACTTCCAATTCTACACAAATATTATCAATATCATCAATATCAATTTCTAATGGTATTAATGACAATCTATGAGATAAAATCTCATTATTAATAATTGATGTATTTGTTTTTATAATTATCTTGTCAAAAGCATTACTAATAACATCTGATAAAACTATTCTACGAAATGAATTCACTATACACGTATCCAAATTGTAAATATTCATTTTAAGTTCAATGTCATCATTAATTTCTATATTTTTAAAATGATTATTCATTATATTAAATATATAATTTGTAATTTGTAATTTGTTATTTAAATATTAAATCAATTTTTATTTAATATTTATATTTCGTTTACATTCTTATTATTTAAGTATCAGAAACATATATAGAATGTATCGTCAAAAAAATAAGAAACATTTAAGAAGAAGAAAAAAAAAACAACAAAATGCTAAAGATTTTGATTTACCTCCCCCAAATAGAAATCCAAATTTAAATACAGGAGGAGAAAATAAAAAATCCTTTCCAGTTACTACTCAAACTCAAAATATTAGAACACAACAAGCTCAATGTTACTATAGCAATCAATGTAAATATTGTAAAGAATTACTTGAAGAAATTAATCGTTTTAATATCAAAAGTGATAAAATTATATTAATTAATATAGATGAAAATAGAAAAAATTTACCACCACAAGTTCAACGTGTTCCAACAATACTTGATAGAAATGATTCTAAAATATACGTTGGAGAAGAAGCTTTTACTTTTATTACTGATATTGTTAAGGAAAGTACAGTTAATGTAATGGCTGTAAATACTGGAGTAGCAGCTAGTTTTTCAGAAACATTTGTTTCATTAGACGGAGATGGATTTAGTAATGACGCTTGCCTAGATTCAGCAAACTTTAGTAGTATTAATGATATGTCTCATATTAATATAATTAATGAAAAAAAAGAAAATAATCAATTTAATGGAAATGATTTTGCTCAAAAATTAGAAGAATTACAACAAAGCAGACAAAATGAAATTAAGCAATTTAAACATTAATTAGTTTTAATTTAAAGATTATTTAATTTATATTAGTATACGATGAGTTACGTTAAGGCATTTAATAAACAATGTTTAAATTTTTTGGGAGAAATGGCAAAAACATATCCAGAAAATAAGGAAATTTTGCCTATAAAAAACCAATATCTATTAATAACAAAAACCAATGAAAAATGGGGAATACAAAATTTTATTGAAACATGTTGGAAATTCTATCCAAATATCAAGGAAGATGATGAAAATTTTTTTATAGAATATGATTTATCTGGAACTATTTTAGATGATTTAAATTTAAAAAAAATTTGGAAATATGCTACCGATAATACAAAAAAACAGATTTGGTTATATATTAAAGTAATTTTCAAAATTGTGGAAAAATATATAGATTCCCAAAAAAAGAAAAATTCTGCGTAAGGCTTGTTCTTTTTATTTGTATAGTAAAATATATATTTTATAATGGAAGAAGGATTAAATACATTTAAGACTTGTTATTGTGATTTTATTAATCAATTAGTATTATATGATGATCAAAACAACACTATAAAAACTTATATTGATAAAATTAATTCATCTGATAATTTAATTTCTGATATACTAAATGATATGATAGACGAATTACCAACATATATTGATAGAATTAAAGAAAATGATTTGACAGTATTTAACAAAGATTCTGAAATTAAATTTTTAAATGATATAAATATAAAAACTTTTTGGGAAAATATTGAAAAGAAAGACAAAAAACAAGTTTTCTCTCATATTGATTATTGTTTTACAATTGGTAAATTTGTAATGGGAAAAGCAACACTTAATGATATAAGAGGATTATATAGCATAAAGGAAAATTCTAAAGTAGAAGAAGTAATAGAAGTAGAAGTAGAAGAGGAAGATAATGAAAATATAGAAATTGAAGAAGCAACTATTGTTGATGAAAATGGTAATGTTATGGAAGAAGCAGAAGAAACAGAAGAAACACATGTAATTACAGAAGAGGAGCAAGAAAAAATTATGCAAGATTTAAATGGTATTACAAATGATTTAGAAGAAATTGAAAAAATGTGTAGAAATACGTTAGGTGATGAAAATTTAAATAAAATGCAACAACAAATTCAAAATATGATTGGAAATATATTTACAAATAATACTGAAAATACTGAAAATACTGAAAACACTGAAAATACTGAAAATACTGAAAATACTGAAAACACTGAAAACACTGAAAACACTGAAAATACTGAAAATACTAATCCATTAGCGGGATTATTTGGAGGTAATGGAAATGAAGAAAATCCATTAGCAGGATTATTTGGGGGTAATGGAAATGGAGAAAATCCATTAGCAGGATTATTTGGAGGTAATGGAAATGGAGAAAATCCATTAGCAGGATTATTTGGAGGTAATGGAAATAGTCCATTTGAAACTATGGCAAATGATATTAAATCTAAAATAGATAGTGGTGAAATTGATGAAAATGCTCTTGAAAAATCTGGAGAACAGATGATGCAAATGATTGGAAACTTATCTGAATCATTAGGACCTATGTTAAGTAATATTATGGGAGGGGCAATGGGAGGATCTACTGAAAATAATCAAAAACAAGACCCATTAGGAAGAGCAATGGGAGGAATAATGAATGCGATGAGTCAAAAGGAAGATGGGGAAAATCCATTTGCTAATATTTTAAGTTCTTTAGGGGGAACAAAATTATCTAATGATGAAAAAAGTAATTTAAGAAGAGAAGAAAGATTAGATAGAAATCGAAAAGAAGCTGAAAAAAAATATAAGAAAAAATTAAGAAAAAAATTAAGAGATAGAAGAAGGAAAAAAAAACAACGAGGAAAAAAATAAAAACATATCATAAAAAATAAAATATATAATTATTAATATATAAGATGTCTAAAGAATCTATTGATACATGTACATTACCAGCTAAATATTTTGGTTCTACAAATGAAAATAACATTAATTGTAAAATAACATTACAGGATCAAATTCAAAATGATAGTGATGTTAGTCGTATTTTAATTATAGTTTTAACTTGTGTTTTACCAATTATATTTTTATTATATGGCATTCGTAATATTTCATCTTTACAATTAGTTCATTATATATTATTTTTTGCAATAGTAGCATTATCTATTATAACTTTATGTTCAGTTGAAGGAATTACTATAGATAAATCCTTCATTATCTACCCAAAAGAAAAAGACTGTAATACCTGTAAATTTAATTCAAAATTATCTTTAATTGGTGTTGGAATTGGTATAGCATCTGCTATTATTATTTATTTAATTGATTATATTATTTCCAATTTTTTGTAAATTACTTAACTTATTTAATTCTAATTATGATTAAATTATATTAAAATTAGAATTATTCTACTGATTTTGGTACTATGTAAAATTTTTTTCATGAATCCATATTTTCAGTTCTATCTCTTGTGATACAAAATATATTATTTATTTTGAAACTTTGACTATTATAGATAATCCAGTTTTTGTTTTTTTACCAGAATATCTATATCCTTTTTTTAATTTTCCTTTATTTCCTCCAGTTTGAATAATACCTTTATGTTTACGTGTTTTTTTTCCATATTTCAAAGCGATTCGACGGGGACGAAATCCTGTGCTTCGTGAACTCAAAGATGACCTTGGGTGTTTCATAGGATATGGTGCCGCATTAACTGCTTCAAATATTGGTACCATTTCGTTTTTTTCATTCAGCTTCTTACCAGTCTTCCTACCAGTCACGAACGCGTCGTCTTGGATGCTTTTATCTTTATCAAAAAATTTAATATCAGGTTCATTATCAAAATTAACTCTTGCCATTATAGTTTGTTATATAATAAAATATAATATAATATAATAAAATATTATGACAAAAATTAGAATTATTCTATTGATTTTGGTGCTATGTAAAATTTTATAACTCCAGACAAATTATCAATCTTATATTCTAATAAAATTGGCGAACCTTCTTTTAAAAATATAGAAACTTTAGAACTAAATGTACTTGACTTAGCATATTTGGTCAAGTAATCAATTGAAAACGATAATGTAAAATCTTTTGCGAATTTTAATTTTGTATAATCATTTTTTATCATTCTTATACAAGCGTCACTATCAATACCTGTTGACTTAAAGTCAATTTTATTTTTACTCTTACTTACATCAATTTTTACATAATCTCCTATATATGCTAAATTTTTTAAGAGATTTTGAAATTCTGATGATAATGTTTTTATACGACATTGATAATTTTCTTTCGGAATATTAATATCATGAGAATCTTGATCTATCAAACTCAAATTAAACTCCTTATGTGCATCTGTATCTAAATTGTCAAATTCCCATAATATTTTATTATCGTTTTCTTTATATGATATAGTAATTTGTTCTCCATTATTTAAACATTTCAAAATATTACTTAAACTTTTCATACTAACTGACAAATATAAATCATCTTCTCTTTTTTTATCAAAAATAAATTTATCAAAATCTTCTCTATTTAATAACATTTGAATAAAACTAACATGACTTGAATCTAATGATTCTAATGAAATGCCATCTTCATTTATTATTAAAATTCCTACATCTAAAACTTCTTTTAATAAATCCATTATTTTTTTAAAAATATTACCATCTTTAAGACAAATTATTGTAGTACCATTATATTTATTCCCTACTTCTTCTTCTGATTCTTCTTCAGATATTTCAGAAGTAGATTCTAATTCTGATTCTGATTCTTCTTCTGATTCTTCAATCTTATCTTTTTCATCTATCTTGACTTCTTCTTCTAATATTAATTCGATTAATTTCTTCTTCTTTTCTCCATTATATCCATCAATTTTTTTACTTTTACATATTTGCTTTAGTTCCGGACATTTCTTTTTATTCAATAATTCTTTAGTATATTTTTTTACAATCACTTTTTCCGATTTAGGCATATTAAATTATATTAATTATAATTTAAATAAATTCAATTTTTTTAACTATAAGTTATTTATACTTAAAATATATTGTATAAATTATATAAAATGGGTTGTTTTCCTTGCTCTACTATAATACCAATTTTTGCTATTGTAATTATAATTATTTTGTTTTTTTTTCAAAAAAAACACGAAAATTTTGACAGCGAACCTTTCCCAGCAGACAATTGTAAAAGTTTAAAAAAAAAAAATAATATAGATTGTGAATGCGTTAGAAAATCTGATAGTCATAATCAATGTACTACGAAAGTTAATTGTGTAGAATCTACTTCTGAAATATCTGGTTATGAAGAAAATTATACTCCTTTTAATCCACCTGTTCAATTTACTAACTGGATTAAAGAAAAAACAACTGACAGATATTTAGATACTAAAACAATACATACTTATATCCCAAAAGAATGTTTATATAAAAATGGGATATTTAATCATGGAATTATTGGTGAAACTGATATTGATGAAATTAAACAAAAAAATATTAGTTATCCACCGGATGTACCAAAGGAAAATGTAGTTCAATCTAATTATTATTCTTGTAGAATGAATTAAAATAATTTATAAATACGACTAGATATAAATAATAAAAATGGAACTAATATACCTGCTAGAATTGATATTAAAAATAAATCCTTTTTAAAAGTACATTGTGTTTGATTTTTTGCATATTTAACAAGTTCTACATCATTTGGACAAAATCCTAAAATACTACATATATTTAATGAAAATAATGTTATAGAAAGTCCAATAAGTCCAAGTGTAAATAATGATATATTTTTTAATAAAACTGTTAAAATACAAGCAATTATTAATATAAATGTAAAAAAAATCAGAAAATATTGCGATACTTTTATTGCCATTATGTTATATAATATTATATACATAATAGTAATATTTAAAACTAAATTTTTTAAAATAATTTTTTTATATTTTTTATGAATGAAATTACTATATCATATGAAAAAATAATATAACTTACAAAAAATCCACATAATAAAGCAGTAAAATACATATTTTTTGTATAATTACATCTTTGTCCTAATTTTGTTCGCGACCACATAGTCTTTTCTGTATTTAAAATACAAAAATTTCCTATAGCACAATGGCATATTATCGTAAGAGATATAACTAATGATAATAATAATAATGTATATATATTTACTTGTTTTGTATAAATAAGTAAACCCGAACATACTATTGCAATTATAGTAAAAACAATTGAAATAATTTTACCAAATTCATTTGGTTCAGTTTTTACTATATTTTGATTTTTAATTAAAATAGATTTATCTTTTACTTGATTTGCTTTCTTTTTAGATAAAACAATTTCTTTCTGAGAAGAAACTATATTAACTTGTTTTTTTTCAGGTATTTGTTTTTTTTCAGGTATTTGTTTTTTTTCAGGTATTTGTTTTTTTTCAGGTATTTGTTTTTTTTCAGGTATTTGTTTTTTTAACAATAATTTATTTGTTTGATTTATTAATTTATTAACTTTAGAATTTAATTTACTATTGGATTTAACATTTTCTACTTTATTTTTTTTTAAGTTTTGTGTATGTTCTTTCTTACTTGATTTTAATTCACTGATAGAACTATTTAACAAATCTTTATTTAAATTATGTTTTTTTTGTAATTCTTTTAAAGATATATTTTGAAAAGTTTCAAATTGTTTATATTCCATATTATCTATTCTTATACATAATAGATATATTTTATATTAGTTTCATTTTTTTGGTATTTGTTTTTTTTTTCGTAATGGCATTGGAGTTCCAAACAAAACATTTTTAATAAAAACACCAAAAGTTGGATCTTTATATGGATCTTTGCCATGAGTATATGTTCTCCATAAAGCATTATCCAATCTAATATTAGTTTTATCATTATTAAGAGCATTTAATGCTTCTTCTCTGTCATTTTTGATTTCAATTGCTTCTTGCATCATTCCTGTATATACTCCTCTATTATCATTTAATATTTCAATTGCTTTTTGTTCTTTATTTAATGTTTGTTGCATCATATTAGTATAAATATTTCTATTTTCCTCCAACATTGATAATATTTTTTTATTAATATTTAGTGATTCCTCAGTTAGTTCTTCTAATTTAGAAACACGCTTATTCAATTTGCTTTGATCTTCAATTATTTTATCAACTTTATTAGATAAAATTTGATCCATTAATTCCCAGTCCTGAAAATTTTTATTCATTGTATTAATATTTATGTTATTCGACATATATTATAATAGTTTAGATATTTTATATCAAAAAATTATCTATTTACGAATTTTTTAATTTATTTACGCATTGTTTATTTTTTCTTTCTATGTACTTTATATCTTAAATTATTTAAATAATCTTCATCCAAATTTAATGAAATTGATTTTTCTAAAGACTTAGTTTTATTCCATATTTTTATGATAGCAACATTTGTACGTGGACTTAGAGATATTCCATTAATATCATTTCTATGTTTATTATCACTAGTAATTATTTCACCTATCATTTTAGCAGACATTTCAATCCAATGAGAATTAATATCATCTTTTTCAATAATATAGGACCAGGTTCCACCATTGCGATTTTTGGCATCTTCCCATAATGGGAATACACCCTCTCTCATAAGAAAGTACATATTTGTTGAATAATCGGGAATTGCTTTGTAAAATTTCCAAAATCCTTCAATTGTATTAAAAGAATAGATTTGTTTATAACTTTCCTTAAGCCAATTTTTATCATATACTTTGTGAATCCAAACAATCCAAGTATTATTCAAAGAATTTGTTTGTTTTACTATATCTTTCTTTTCCATTATTAGTTTATTTGATATTAAAATTATAATCTTATTAATTAATAATTATACAATATGCTTTCTTATACATCTAAAAAATCAATTTTAAGTTTTTTTACTTCATATATATATTCACCGAGTATGTCTATATATAATTATTTCACATCACTTTATAATTCTTATTATTCCGATGAAGAAATTAAAGTAGATATAGAATCAAAAACAATAGAAATAACTTTTTGTACTAATGATAAATTATATAAAATAAAGACAAACTTAGTTAATAATAATTTGAAAGAAATTTGTCAAAAGATTGAGATAGATATACAAAATGAACTTTACATATCTCAAAAAACATATTTATCAGCTATAATAAATGATGATTATGATATAACTGATATACTTACACAATATAGTGGACCATTTGGTGATTTTTATCAACGTTATGGTTTAGATATGAAAGTAGATTATATTATACCAACTAATTTAAAAGAAGATTTTCAATCATTAAAAATAATTGATGATGAAGTAGAGATATATGAATTTAATAATTTAAATGATATATTGAGAACCGGTTACAATATAAATTGGTTTAATAATTTAAGTAATTCTGAAAAAATAAAAACAATTAAAAAATGTCCTTATATCTAATAAGAACATTTAGATATTCAGTAGAAATGGAACCATAATGTAAATATTCTAATTTTTTTTCATATCTTAATTAATTTATTTATTTTCAATAATTACTTTTATTGGAGTACATACTCTTGCCATGATTTAATTTCTATATTATTTTTATTATTATTATTATTGAATAATGATGATATGAATAAAGTAGCATTCTTTATATTCGTAAAGAGTGGAATATTATTATCAATCGCACATCGTCGAATCATATATCCATTTGTTTGCGATATATATGACCTTTTTTTAGGTATATTTACTACTAAACCTATTTTTTTGGATTTTAAATAATTAATTACATTATCTTTGTCATTATCTTGAATTTTATCCAATAATATACTTTCGATATTTTCATCTTTTAAAAAGTCATGAGTTCCTTTTGTTGAATATAATGTATATCCAAGCAATACTAATTTTTTTACAGATTCCAAAAATTCAGCTTTAAATTGAATAGAACCAATTGATATTAAAGCACTTTTAATTTTTGAAATATTTATTCCAGAACTAACTACAGAATTTAAATATGTTTCATATTTATTATTCCCAAAACAAGCTACTTCTCCAGTTGATGACATTTCAACTTTTAATACTGGATCAACTCCATCTAATCTTGTAAAAGAAAACATTGGACATTTAATCGCAATATAATCTATGTCATAAATATCAATTGGAACTCTTTTAACATCATATCCCATCATTGCTTTAGTAGCCAACTCAATAAAATCTACATTTAATGTTTTAGATACAAATGGAAAAGAACGAGATGCTCTTAAATTACATTCGATTACTTTGATAGCATTATCTTTGGATAAAAATTGTATATTAAATGGTCCTGTAATATTTAAAAATTTACATATTTGTTTAGAAACTTTCCTAATTTTTTTGATTGTTTCTATATATAATTTTTGAGCAGGTAAAATTAATGTAGCATCTCCAGAATGAACACCTGCGTTTTCAACATGTTCAGATATAGCATAATTTATTACTTTTCCCGAACATCCAACAGCATCAAATTCAATTTCTTTAGCACCTTCAATAAATTTTGATACAACAATTGGATATTTTGAATTAATTTCTGATAAATTTTTCAAATAATTATTTAAATCCGTCATAGAATAAGCAACTATCATAGCAGAACCACTTAATACATATGATGGACGAATAATAACTGGAAATTCAATCTTATTAGCAAATACTTCAATATCCTTCATGTCAATTAATTCTTTCCATTTTGGTTGATCAATTTTTAATGTATCCAATGTTCTTGAAAATTTATATCTATCCTCAGCATTATCTATAGATTCTGGTTGTGTTCCTAAAATTTTTACACCATTTACTGATAATGGCATTACTAATTTATTTGGAATTTGACCCCCAACAGAAACAATAACTCCACTACTATTTTCAATTTCATATATATCTAATACTCTTTCTAATGATAATTCTTCAAAATATAATCTATCAGTTTCATCATAATCTGTTGAAACTGTTTCTGGATTATAATTAATCATAATTGATTTTTTATTAATTTTTTTTAAAGTTTTTAAACAAGATACAGCACACCAATCAAATTCACAAGAAGAACCTATACGATAAGAACCACAACCTAATACAATTACACCATTATCATTAAAATCTAAATCACTTTCTGTACCATTATATGTACAATACAAGTAATTAGTTTTAGCTGGAAATTCTGCAGCCAATGTGTCAATTTGCTTAACACATGGAATTATATTTTTTTGTTTTCTTATATTTCGTATCAAACTTTCATTAAAATTTAATAAACTTGATATTTGCTTATCCGAAAATCCACATTTTTTTACTTTTAATATTATATCACGATTAGTCAATACATCATTCTGCTTTTGTAACCATTTTTCTGTATTAACTAAAGATTTAAATTTATTTAAAAACCATTTGTTCATTAATGTATAATCACTAATATCATCAACATCCATATTACGACAAAATGCTTCAAATATAACAAATATTCTACTATCAGTTGGTTTTTTTAATTCTTCAATTAATTCTTCATTTGTCATACGTTTTAATCTTGGAGTAGAAGTTAATAATGATATAAAATCATCATTCATCATTCTCAAACCTTTCATAAAACATTCCTCAAATGTTCGTCCTATAGCCATAATTTCACCAATTGATTTCATACAAGAACCTATAATATTAGATGAATTTGTGAATTTTTTATTATCCCATCTAGGAAATTTTATTACACAATAATCCAAACTTGGTTCAAAACAAGCAATTGTCGATTTTGTAATCATATTTTTTAAATCTATTAAATCTTTTCCTAAAGAAATTTTAGTAGCAATATAAGCTAATGGATATCCAGTTACTTTTGATGCTAAAGCACTTGAACGAGATAAACGGGCATTAACTTCTATTACGTAATACTTGTCACTTTTTGTATCTATCGCAAATTGAACATTACATTCTCCTACAATATTTAAATGACGAGCAATTTTGATTGACGATTCTCTTAATTTAAAATATTCATGATTGTTTAATGTTAATGATGGTGCAATTACAATAGAATCACCTGTATGAACTCCAACAGGATCTATATTTTCCATATTACATACAACAATACAATTATCATTGTTATCTCGAACAACTTCATATTCTACTTCTTTCCATCCCTGTAAAGATTTACTTAAAGTTACTTCTGGAGATTTACTTGAAGATAATTTAAACATAGTTATTAATTCCTTATCATTTTTTACAAATCCACTTCCTAATCCACCTAAACTATAATTAGTACGAACTAATATAGGATAACCAATATTATTAGCCCAATTAATAGCAGAATCTTCATCATGAATAATTATTGTTGGAATTATTGACTCATTTATCTCCTCTAATGTCTCATTAAATAAAACCCTATCCTCTGTAGTCTCAATTGTTTTTATTGAAGTACCCAAAACACGAACATTATTCTTTTCTAAAATACCACTTTTATTTAATAAAATTCCACAATTTAAAGCGGTTTGTCCACCAAATTGTAATAAAATACCATCTGGTTTTTCTTTTTCAATTATTTTACTTACAGTATCTAATGTTACAGGCAAAAAATATGTTTTATCAGCCATATAATCAGATGTTTGAACTGTTGCTATATTTGGATTTATTAATACAATTTCTATATTTTCTTCTTTTAATGCTTTAATACATTGAGAACCAGAATAATCAAATTCACCTGCTTGACCTATAGAAATTCCTCCAGAACCTAAAACCAAAACTTTATAAATCGGTTCTTTTGTTCTAAAATTAATTGTATTTACTGGAAATTTTTTCGTATTAATTAATGAAGAAAACGTATCAAATAAAAAATTTGTGTCCTCTGGACCACCATTACCTTCCGGGTGAAATTGAACTGAAAAAAAAGGCTTAAATTTATGAATTATACCTTCATTACTATGATCATTACCATTTATAAATAAAGGTCTCCATTCATCATTTAATGATAATTCATCAACTGCGAATCCATGATTTTGTGATGTAATATAACATTTCATATTACGCAAATCAATTGCTGGTTGATTCATACTTCTATTTCCAAATTTCATTTTATAAGTAGAAGCACCCGTTGCTAATGCCAAAATTTGATGACCTAAACATATTCCAAAAATTGGAATATTTTTTTCCAACATTTTTTTCACATTATTTATTAAAATATCCAACATTAAAGGATTACCTGGACCATTTGATAATAAAATACCATCAATTTTTTCCTCAGTAAAATCATAATTCCATGGAACTATAATTAATTGGACATCATATTTTAATAAATTTGTTAAAATACTTTTTTTACAACCACAATCAACTACTAATATTTTCTTTGAACCATCTCCTATAATTTTTTTTTCTCTAATTGATACATTTTTAACAATATTTTCTTTATTTGGATTCCAATAATCAATGGATTGATTAGGAAATTCAATCTTACATAGCGGACTACCACTAATTCTTATTTTTTTTGTTAATTCTCTTGTATCTATATCATATAATCCTGGAATCTTCTCCTCTTTTAACCATTCAGATAAAGATTGTATAGCATTATAATGTTCATAATTATCTGAATAATCAGCAACAATTACCGCCTTGACATGTATTTTCTCTGATTCAAAATATTTTAAAAATCCAAAGTCGTCTTTATCTTTATTTGGTACTCCATATATTCCAATTATTGGAAATGTTATTACCAAAATTTGACCATGATAACTTGGATCAGTTAAAGATTCCGGATAACCAACCATACCTGTATTAAAAACTAATTCGCCAGATACAGATTTTTCATATCCAAAAGATTTACAAGAAAAACTTGAGCCATCTTTTAATTTTAGAGTAATAGTATTTTGATTCATTTAAAATATAATAAATTATGGATAGTAATACTTATATTATAAATTATTGTATCTTATTTAAATATATCAATTTTTTTTATATTTAAATTATTAATAATTAATTAAGGATTATAGAGATATTATAGTATATAATATGGAAACTGCTAAAATTAATACTGATAATGAATGGACAACGGTTATAGATAAAAAAAAAGTAAAAAAAGAAAAAAGAATGAAAAAAAAACTTTTAAAAGAACAACAAAATAAAAAAAATAATTATCGTAATAAAAGTTATTATAATAATTCTAGAAAATTATATCAAAAAAAAACTGAAATAAAATCTGAAATAAAAACAATTCAAAACACTCCCGAAACTACAGATAAAAAAAACAATATTGCAATTATGACAAATGTTTTTTCGAGTTTATTAAACGAATTTGATGAATCATCCGAATAATTATTATAATATTAATAACTCAAATTAGTAATATAATAATATTATTTTGCAAAATTAGTTTTGATTATGTGATAACCATCGTATTTGGGGAAAACGATATATTCGTTTATTACTTGGATTTAAAAAAGGACGGAATGTAATTTTTGGAGTTGGTAATTCTCTCCAATTATCATTTGTATGAGAATATTTTGCTTTTCCAAGTGGTTCATATTTAAACTTCTTTGTTATTCTAAATAAAAAAAATAAAATTACTAATGCTATTATTAGAAATAATAATTTTTTTATACTCACTGATGGTAAAACATTAATACTAAACATCTATTATTTTAATATATTTTTATTTTAACTGTTTTCTATTATAATTAATTGCATTTTTTCTAAAATATATCTTTTTACTTTTTCTTTATCATAAATTAACTTTTTAACAAAAAACTCTTCGTTAAAATTTAAAGGAACTTTTAAAACTATAATTTTAGATAAATTCTGTAAATTATTACATATACTCCACATAGGCGTAGTTGATAAATATAAATTAACCCTTTTTTTATATTTATATTTTTTACCACCCCACGGCGGATCTATATATATTACATCTTGTTTTAACTTATGTATCATTTCTAAACAATTACCTTGAAAAACAGAAACATTTTTACAACCATAAGTTTCTACATTATGTTGTAAAAACTCACATCTTTCACTAGAAATTTCTATCGCATTTATATGTTTAAATACATGTGAAAATCTTATAGTATCACCACCAACGCACGCAGTCATATCTGTAATAGTTCCTTTTTTTGATACATAAGATGAAATAATTTCAGCAATTCTTTTTGATTCTTCCAATGGTGTCATACTATATACAGCTACATTATCCATTTTTAATTTACGAAGAAAACTCTCTCTTCCTTCAAATAAATATTGTAAATTTTCTATTGGTAAAGATTTAATTATATTTCTCATCTTGCTATTACTCAATATAATAAGTAATTTAAATTATTTTATTATTGTTATTTCATTTTTAAATTTTTATTTTTTATATCGTTAAAAAAAATAAAAATTAATATCCTCTATTTTATATAATACATTATGAGTGGATTAGATCTTGAATTAAAAAAATTTGATATTAATAAAATTAGTGATGACGCAGTCATTGCCGCAATTGGGCGAAGAAGAACTGGAAAATCTATAATATTAAAAGATATTTTATATAATAAAAGACATATTCCGTTTGGAACTGTAATATCAGGAACTGAAGCAGCTAATGAATTCTTTTCTGATTTTATTCCAAAAACTTATATTTTCCATGAATATGATAAAAAAATTATTAATAATGTTCTCAAAAGACAAATTAATCTTATAAAAAAAATGAAATCAAATGATAGACGATATAAAACAGTTGACCCTAGATTATTTTTAGTATTAGATGACTGCTTATTTGACGATTCTTGGACACGAGATAAAGAAATCCGATCTGTATTTATGAATGGGAGACATTATAAAGTTATTTTTTTTGTAACTATGCAATATCCATTAGGAATCCCACCAGCATTAAGAACTAATATTGATTTCACATTTATTATGCGAGAACCATATTATTCTAATCGTAAGAAAATTTATGAACAATATGCTGGTTGTTTTCCTAATTTTCAAATATTTTGTGATGTTATGAATTCATTACAACAATTTGAATGTTTAGTTATTCATAATAACGCAGAATCAAATAGATTAGAAGATCAAGTATTTTGGTTTAAAGCTTCATTACGAGATAATTTTAAATGTGGAAGTAAACAATTTTGGCAATATCATGAAGATAACTATGATAGTGATGACAATAAAAAAAACTTTGATGTTTCAAAAGTCAGTACCAAAAGAAAATATGGTAATATTAACATCAGTAAAGTAGATATATAAAATCAAGCATATAATTCATCAATCACATACTGATTTCTTTCCAATATAATAGCTCTTTTTAATTTTAAAGTAGGTGTAAGTTCATCTGTAGATACTGAAAAATCATCTAATAAAATTCTAAATTTTTTTACAGTTTGAGCATTTGATACCGCATTCTTATTTGCCTTTATTATACCTTGTTCTATATACCTTTTTAAAATATTACATGTTCTAGCATCTTCAGTATTTACTAAAATACTACCTAACTTTTTCATAAATTCGCAAACACTCTTTTCTAAAATACGTGTTGGAATTTCATCTTCAGATATTACACACTTTAATGTAATCAAACAAGTTAAATATTTCTGGGCATCACCAATTACTACTACATTTGAAATAATATCAGATAATTCTTTTTTTATATTATTTTCAATTAAAACCGGAGCAATATTTTCACCACCACGTGTTATTAAAATTTCCTTTATACGACCAGTTATTGTCAAAAAATCATCCTTATCTAAATACCCGATATCTCCTGAATGATAATAACCATCCGAATCAATAACTTGACTAGTTTTTTCTTTTTTGTTTATATATCCCATAAAAACATGCCTACCTTTACAAATTATTTCACCATTTTTTGTATCATCCGGTGAATATAATTTTAACTCTTCACCTGTAAATTTACTACCACAACAAACTCTTTTCTGAGATTGACCTGGAATTCTTACAAAATGCTTGAAATTTTTTGGTAAATTAAAAGTAACCGGACCACAACATTCAGAAGCACCATATAAATTCATTATTTGAATATCTAAACTACCAAAATATTTTAACACCTCAGTTGAAATTGGGGCAGCACCTGTCATAAATAATTTACATTTATCTAAACCTAAACCTTTTTTTATTTTACTAAAAACAATAGAATCAGCTAAATAATATACATATGGTAAATCCTTTTTCTTCTCTTTATACCTTGTCGCTTGTAATCCCACTTGCTTGGCTTTATTACCCACCAATCTTTTAAAACAACCATTACTTTTACCCAATAATTTCATCTTTTCAGCAAATTTTTCCCAAACACGAGGAACACCAAAAAATATAGTTGGTCTTACCGCACATAAAGTATCCTTTAATGAACCCTTTAAAGCATCTGGACGCGCAAAAGTTGCATGAGAACCTGTAAACATTGGAAGATAAAAATCTAATGCTTGAGCAGCTATATGACTTAAAGGTAAATAACTCACCATTCTTTCACGATTTGTTAATTCAAAATCACGCACAACCGATTGAGCTACCCACGAAATATTATCATGACTTATCATAACACCCTTAGGATTACCAGTAGTACCACTTGTATAAATTAAAGAGTGACATCTCCAGGGACTTTGCCTTGAGATACGCTCATCTAATTCAGCTTCAAATCTTGGTTCATCCCCCCTTTTCATAAATGCCCACCAAGAATAAACCGGAATAACTGATTCTGTCCAATCTGTACTTAATTTTTCATAATCTGACCAAACTATAAAAGCCTTTACTTTACCAACTAAATCATCTACATAAGTCTTATATTTATTTAATTGCTTCTCATTTTCTACTATAATTATTTGAGCATTACAATCATCTATCATATATTTACAAATTTCTGGTAAATTTGAAGTATAAACACCTGAAGATATACCACCTGCAAATATTGTAGCAAAATGAGAAATTACCCATTCATATGAATTAAAACCTTGAATCATAACACTAGAATACTCATCTAAACCACACGCAATTAAAGAACGAGCAAACTTTCTTACTTGTATATAAAACTTAGACCAAGTTTTTGTAACTGGTTGATTACCTACATTATAAGTATATGCGGGTAAATTACCATAATTACTTACAGTATTAGATAAAGCATCGTAAAGAGTTATAGGTTCAATATTATCAGTAACCTCCCTTTTAATTTCAATTCGTGGATTTGAAGTCCACATAATATCCTCACCTACTAATAATTTTTCATAAATTTTCTCCTCTTCTTTAACTTCTTCATCCAATGAAGGAGTATTAGAAATAATTTGTTTTTCTAATGTGTCCATAATATTAAATATAAGTATTAATATAATTAATTACTTATATTGAGTATCTATATGTATAAAAATAATATCAGAACATATATGCTAAACAAGCGATATGAATATACATCTGATAATATACAAAAAAAAAGTTTATTAATAAAAAAAATATTATTCAAAAATTTTGATTTTAATAAAATTAATATAATTCATACATTTTTACCAATTTTACAAAAAAATGAAATTAATACAAAAATAATTATATCAACAATATTACATAATTATAAACACTGCAAAATTCTTATTCCTAAAATTAATTTTAAAAATAAAACTCTTGATCATTACTACTATAAAGACAATAAACACTTATTACAAAATAAATACGGAATTGATGAACCATATAATTGTGAAAAATATAAAAAAAAACATAATATTAATATTATATTAGTACCATTACTAGCATTTGATAAAAATGGACACCGAGTAGGATATGGCGGTGGATACTATGACAAATTTATGATATACTATCCAAAATCTATCAAGATCGGATTATCATTAGAAGAACCAATACAAATTATAGATATTAATAATCACGATATTAAATTAAATTTTTGTATTACACCAAAAAAATTATATAAATTTGACTAAAATCTTTTTTTTATTTCATCTATTATATCGGTAGTTGATATTTCAGAATTATACGGTATCTCTTCAAAATTATTAATTATATCTTTAAAAAAACTTTCCTGTTTCTTTTTATCTTCTTCACAACTAAAACCATGAACAACTTTATCTATTTTATTATTTAATATAAATTCATTATTTATTATTAAAGGTGCCGGAAATATAACATCATCCACATACTTTATTGATTTAACTATTTCACAACGTTGTTGTTCATTAATAATCGGTTTCCTTTTATAATCAGTCGCAGCACTATCACTTATTACACCTGCTAATAAGAAACAATCTGTATAATGATTTTTTATATATTTAAACGATTTTAAATGACCAACGTGAAATAAATCGAATATACCATCAATATATATAATCATATGGTTATATATATATAGCAATATTATTTAAATATATATTATATATAATAATGGCAAAGGAATTTCATAAATCAGAAATAAAGCATTTTTCATGTAAAAATCTCCCATCAAATAAAACTAATAAATTAACATTGGGGGATATAATTGGTGAAGAAAGTGTGTATGGGACAGTTTATGAAGCGTGTATAAATGATGATTGTGAAAATGTTTTTAAATATATTCCAATTGATTGGTCACAAACTGGTATTATTACTGAGAAAATGATTTTATATGAAATAAAAATACAAAAAAAGGCAGTAGGAATTGCTCCTAAAATATTAGGTACATGGAAATGTAATGATGAGAAGAATAAAGGTATAGGATTTGCTATGGAAAGTTTAGTTAATACAGTATTTAAAGTAATAGAAAATGAAGTGAGAAAAATAATGAAAAACAATAAAATAAAGAGTAGTAATTTGAAAAATTTAATGCCACAAAAATTGAAAAATTTAATAGATGAAGTTTTAAAAAAAATAAAAATGCTTCATGACAAAGATATTTTTCATGGTGATGCTCATTTAAATAATTTCATGATTGATAAAAAATTTAATGTGAAAATAATAGATTATGGTAAAAGTGGATTAATAACAGATTATATCTATTCTTTTGGAAATAAAAATCAATTATATAGTATGCAGAATTATTTGAAATGGAAAGATTATTTTAAAATAATATCATTTTCCAAACAATCCGTGCTAATGGAAGGATTAATTGATCAAATAATAAAAAAATATGAAGAATTATTTGAACCAGAAACGATATCATATTATGAGAAAACAGAGGTCAGAGACATATTTAATAGAATACAATATAGAATAAAAAAAGCAAAGGAAAATCCAAATTACCCTTCAAATAAAGAGCAGTTAGACCTCGAGATTGAAGGTGAGATGAAAAATCTTATGAAAATAAAAATGCAAATGGACGACGAAAAAGAAGATGATAAAGAAGATGATAATTATGAGGGCTTAGGTGGTAAAAAAAGGAAGATGAAAAAGAAGAAAGTTAGAAAGCATAAAGGAATAAATCAACAAACTGGGCGTTTAAAAAAAGGTTATAAATATTCAGGTAAAAAATTGAAATCAGGATTATCACAGATAATTAAGACGAAAAGTTGATTAAATATATTTAAACGATTTTAAATGACCAACGTGAAATAAATCGAATATACCATCAATATATATAATCATATGGTTATATATATATAGCAATATTATTTAATATATTTTTACTTTTTTTAAAATAAAGATATTATATCTAATATATACTATCAATCATCAATGACAATTCCAGTCGAAAACTTAAAAACGGGTGATATTTTACTTTTTAGTACAACTTTTTCTTGGACAAATCTTATGACTTGGCCAGGTAAATTTGTTGAATTTTTTACGAAAAAACCATACTCGCACGTCGGTATGATTTTAAAAGATCCTACATGGATTAAACCTGAAATGACAGGCATTTATTTATGGGAATCTTCTTATGAGGGTACTCCAGATCCACAAGATGATAAAACTAAATTAGGAATAATGATTACTCCTATTAAACAAGTGTTATCACAACATGATGGAAGAATATGGGTACGACAATTATTTGACGTAGAAAATAAATTAACAATACCTGTTTTGAAAAAAATTCATAAAATAGTATATGAAAAACCTTATGATTTTAACCCAATTGATTGGTTATCAGCATATTTAAGAAAAAATTTTGAAAAAAGAAAAGAGTCAAGATTTTTTTGTTCTGCTTTAGTAGCATGTATATATGCGGAATCTGGTATTATTGACCCAAATACAAATTGGACTATTGTACGACCATCAGATTTTGATGAAAATGACACACATTTAACTTGGATGGGAGAATCCCATCTTGAAGGTTTATTTCAAATTGAATAATTTATGTAAAAACTAAATTTTTAATATTAAAGATTTAATCAATATGTTAATTTATTACAAATGAATTCACATATTAATATTTCATTATTGGAACATGATCCAATAATCTTTAATCTTATCAAAGATGAAGAAAAAAGACAAAAAGAAGGTTTAGAACTTATAGCTTCTGAAAATTTTACTTCAAAAGCAGTTATGGAATGCCTTGGTTCAGTTTTAACAAATAAATATTCTGAAGGATTGCCGAATGCTAGATATTATGGAGGAAACGAAGTTGTTGATAAAATTGAAAATTTATGTATACAAAGAGCATTACAGGCTTTTCGTCTTGATGAAAATCAATGGGGAGTCAATGTTCAACCATATTCTGGAA